ATAGGTAATGCTTAGTTAGCCAACGCACGGAAGCCACTAACGAACCAATTATGGTTACGCTAGATACTGCTAACGCCATCCAATCATTCGTACTCATTTACTATTGATGCCAAACTTATCATCCGCTGGATCAAAATATCGTGCCAATGGTGCGACTATCGCACCGGCCAAAATCGCATATTCAGGATTCCAATCTGCAACTAAAGCCAATGCAGTTGTAATAGTAGCCGCGGCAATGCTTCGGGCATACGACTTTAGAATTTCTTTTTTCTTCTTATCTAATTTCATTTTAATCCTAACTCTTTTATTTTTTGTTTAACTTCATTTTGGTCTAACGCAATTTCAAAGTGCATATCATCTTTACGCCGTTTGTAATTGCCACCCCAGGTCAAACCATATTTAGTTATGAGTAGGTTAATTGTATTACGCTGATGCTTATTAAATGTATTTGACTTGCCCAACGGATGCTTAATTGCATTTAAATCTATGGCTGTACCGGATGCGTGGTTACTTAAAATTCTATCTGATCCCCTGGTCTGCCTAAAGGCATAACCCCAATCATCTAATTGGCCTTGATCTATTGGCTCAACTAGCTCATGGAAATCTTTAGCAAAACTTACTAGGATTGGTGCAACGGCTTTGGCACATGCAAACCTAATCTTTGTGCCTGGCACTGTAAAGGTTTCAATGCCTAATTCTTTGCGATCATCACTAGCCGGCCAACCATTAGGGCTGGTAAGTTCTCTAATAATGGCCATCACCTACATGCTTATGAAAGCAATAACCTGGCTTCTTCTTCAGTAACTCCCAAACGTTTTAGTAAAACAGCCCTAGCCGTTGCCTTTGCTTCGGCTTCGGATTTTGCTACCTGAGCATTTGCTTTATCAATTTCATGTTGAGCAAACTCAGCGTCATTCATTTCTCTATCAATTACTTCATTTGTTTCAAGATTGTGGATTCTTATTGTTGGCTTAGTCATTTTATGATACTCCGTATAGTAGGATTGTTCCTGCTGTAAAACTTCCAATTACAGCACGAAATTCTAAAGAAGTAATTGCAGATAATTGATTGTAAATTCCAAGGCTTGTTTTTACATTTATGTTTGTAACTGTGGTTTCATTATTTCCAACACTTAAAATATTACCCATCTTAAATGTCGTGGTGTTTGTGTAATCGTAAATATTTATTAAAGCAAAATTATCAATACTTACATCATCTACTGGATACATAACTTCCCAAATAGTATCGTTAAAAGATGAGTTATTTGTTGTGCCAAAACTTGTTATATTTCTATGCCTTGAAGAATTAGCATCTGCGTTCATTCTTATTCCTAAATATGCAGGATCATTATTACTATCCATATTTCTAACAATTATTCTTAAATCTTTGTAAGTTCCGGGAATGCTTGTTAAAGTTGTTGTTGAACCGCTTAAAGTAGTTGTTGAAATTAAAGTCATTCCACCAGCAGCGGCAGCACCGCCATCTGATTTGAAAAATATAGCGGCTGAAGCGCTTACAAAATATAATTGACCACCTTCATATTCTGCTAATTCTAATGAAGAAGAAGTATTAACAGTTGCAGTACCAGCGGTTATTGTACAAACCCCTTCATTTAAATTTTGTATGGTTACAGTATCTCCGGATGCGAACAATCCTGTATTAACTGTAATCGTAGTTGCACTTGTACTATTAACTGATACCACCGTACCGGCATCAGCGGCAACTAATGTATAACTTGCAGTTTTGGCAGTAGCCGATCCACCACCCATTGCAGTTTGTTGCAGTGATAGCATTTGTGCGGCTGTAAGAACCTGCCCTACGCTAAATGATTGTTTTGCCATTTACACACTCCTAATAAGCCAAAGAATCTTCATCAAGAACCCCATCAACAGTTGAGTTTAACACAATTCCAACGGCAAAAGGTTGAGCGCATGTAAAAGTTACTAAGAAAGATTTAGGGGTTATCTGATAGGTAAGACCTGTTATCACGCTATCTGTAACCACATTGCCAGCCGGTAAGGTTTGAGTTACTTCTATTGGATCAAATACATCTAAATTTAAAGCCGCTACCACCCGGCTAGAATCGTCCTCACCAAAGGCATCAACTGTCAGTGAGTTAAGCTGTAAATCTACGCCCTGCTCTTTTCGGCTAGCAATAATCATTTGGGCTTGATTTAGGGCATCCGCTTCTGTTTGCATAATGCCGTTTCTTAGCCGGCTATGTTGAAAGTAATCATTGATGCTTTGAGTATCGCTGGCAGTTTGACCGGTTAATCCAGTTGGAGTAACTGTTACTTTATTAACCATTTGATAATCTGAAATATCAAATTGCACTGCCTGATAGGTAACATCACCTGAGCCTGGTACATCACTAAAGGCCGTTGCCGTGCCACCTGATGCGCTAATAATGTCAGTGCGTGATAAAAATTTTGCATAGCCGCGTTGATCCATATAAAAAGAACCCAAATCGGTAGTTTCTACTTCTTGGCAGGCGGCTAATAATGATCTTGAATTACCGGTATCTGCCTGTACTGTTGTAGTTGCGGTTGTAGATATATCACGCATACCACCTGGCCATTCCCCGGCATCTAACAAACTTGAAATTCTTTGTGCAGTAGTTTGTCCGGCAATGCCACCACTAACTGATGTAATTGTAGTTAAGTTTAATAATTGAAATCCATCTACACATGCCAAAGTTACATAGGCTGGATCAAATCCGGTGGGGCTTTGGTAATTCCATTCCTGTACATACATAGAACCTAAATTATATGTAACACCTAAATAGTCTGCCGTAAAACGAATTTTACGCATAGGCTTAATCTTGCTGTACAAGCTAGAACCGGTATTGGCTGGATTAAATTCACCAGTTTCATCAACAAAAGTTATGCGTGCAGAACCGCCAATAAAAGAATCTGATGATCTATTAAATGCACGGCGAATATAACATTGAGTTACAAAGTTTGTAATATCTACTACATCAGCGGCAACTGTACCTAATACGGCGGCATCTAATGGTGTTGAAGGATCATCTAACACTAATGCTGGATCAAATGAAGCACCGCCGGAGAAATCAATCTCAGCTCTAAATATTGCCGCTGGCATTATCTTCCTAAATTAGTTAATTGAGTTACTGCACCTGATCGGTTTAAGTTATACAAAGCATCTTGAATTACAGATTGCAATTCACCTTCTGATATAACTGAGCCGGCTACATTGATATTTACAGTAGTTCCCATGCTACCCATGCGATCTAATGGCACAACCGCTTCTGAACCGGCTTCACCAATTATTGCTAAAGTAGGTTGGCTAACGATTCCACCTTCTGCCAATTTTGGCACACTTGTAAATTGAGATAGAAAACTAGCAATATTAGTATTGGTTGCTCTAACATCCGTTAATGCTGATTGTTGAGTTATTGGTGCAGGTTGATTTTTTTGTAAAAATTCTGAAATATCAGTATTTAAATTTCTAACACTTTCCAATGCAGTTGTATAAACAAATTGATCAATTTTGGCTGTCGTAGCCTGTACCTGTTGTATGCCCTGGCTTATTTTCTTTTTATTTATTTCATCCAACAATGCCAACATTTTACGTAACTCTTCATTAGCGGCAAAAAGTTTAGTCAAATATAATTCAACTTCTTTAGTACTTATACCCCATTTTTGAGCCAACATTTCAATTTCATCAGTAGTGATTTTTCCATCTTCAATAACCTTTAATACATCTGCATAGCGTTGTGCTTCATCAACGGCGGCCTTTGTGCCATCTGCCAACTTCTGTAATATCTTTACACGCAACTCATCTTCACCATTTAATTTACGGCTCAGTGCCGCTTGTAGGTTAATCCGGTCAAGATCAAACATGGCCGACAACTCAGCCTTCTTTTTATCTAATTCCTGTTGGGCGCGTTTTTCTTTAGTCATGGCTTTTTCTTTAGCCAAAATATCTTTTTGTATTTTTGCTAAAATTTGTTCTGTGGTTAATTCTTTTTTGCCATATAATCTTTGCTTTTCTAACGCATCAATTGTTAATTGTGATAAACCTAAATAACCGCGTTCTTGCAATATGCGCTGTTCTCTTACTTTAATGCCTTCTTTTTCTAATCTTTGTAGGGTTACTGATTCGCCAACTAAACCTTCTAGTGCGACTAACGCTAAATCTAAATAACCACCTAAACCTTTATCGCCAAATGATTTTGCTGATCCAACTAAAATATCTGAAAATTGTGTGGCAGTAGTTTCAAGGGTTGCACCAAAAACATCTAATTTACCTTGTGCGCCGGTTATGTATGCGCCGGCAGTTAAAAATCCTAAACCCAAAGTTTCGGTGGCTTTGCCTGCGCTTATTTGAAAAGATTTTAATTGACCTGAAAATGTTTCAGTTTGTTTTTCTGCCGCACCCTGGTACTTATCAAGGCTTTGAATAATCTTAGTAAATCCAGCGGCCTTTGCTTCGGCGGTGGTGAACCCAATACCCAGGGATACTATTGATTTGTAATTACCAACTGCCGCTTTATTTATAGCATCTAAAACACTATTTAAATCCGCACCTGTCGCGGCTGATGTATCTAAAGCCGTGCTTAATAAAAATTGCGCTGATTGTAAATCTCCTGTTTGGCTTACTAATTTTCTAAATGCAGGTACTAACTGTTCGCCAGTAATATTTGTTGCGCGTTCTAAACTATCTAAAAACCCTTTTACTTCGGGAAATCTAAACTCTTCATCAAGGCTTCTTAATGATAGCTGTAATTGTTTATCTAATCTTTCCTGAGCTAACGCCGCTTCAATTGATCGCTTAGTAAATAAAGCAAGGCCAGCGGCGGCGGCAATCCCACCGGCTTTGGCAAAGGCTCTTAATCTAAATGAACCGGTGGCAACTACCTTGTCAAAACCCTTTAACTCTTTAGTAGCACGCTCTAAGCCTTTTTTATCAAACTTGGTTAAGAAGTTAATCGCAACATATTGACTTAGTGCCATGATTAACCCCTAAATTCTTTGCCTAGATATTTTTTTAATACTCCGTATAGATTATCATTTACTTGGCCACCTAATTGTTGTGATGCCCTATAAATCAATCTTTTTTCTTTGTAAGCACCACTATTGGCAGTACCTTGCAATTTACCAATAAACGATTCACTAGCATTTGGGTTACGGCTTACGCGCCTAGTTCTTCCCCTTGATTTTGATGATCCAAAACCTGCCAATTCATAAATTATACCTGGTACAGATTTATTTACTATCGCTAATGCAGTTACACCAAATGTAACGCCTTTAATTCTTTGTACTTTACTTTTAGCTGTACTAACTCTTATGCCGCGTATAACTTCTGTTTGCGACCACTTCCAACGGCTTCTTTTATCCTGGCCAATTGTTCTACCCCTATGTGCTTCATCATTAGCCCAACCCC